AATTTGCTAATAGAGTTTTATATTTAGATCCGATGGCAAAAAAAATGAAAATATCGTCATATACATATAGTAAAGATTTCGATAAGACGAAACATTTATCTAACGACTTCCCTTTACTGGGAGTGCAACAGATATTAAAATATACAGGAGAAAATTCAGAAACAGTAGAAAATTTTATTTCTACGAATTCGATATCAGCGCAGTCAGAATATATTTCAGCTGCAGATCCCGCGTATAAAAATACATTTATAAGAAAACAAGAATTTTATGCAAAAGAAATTGCTACAATCGGTCAAATAAAACATCAAATTATAAATATAGTTGTTCCTGGAAATACTTCTCTAAATGCTGGAGATATAATTAATTTACAATTTCCAATAGCTTCGCAAGCTACCGGCACAAGAAAAGACTCTGATAAATTTGCTGGTGGTTCGTATTTAGTAACATCTCTATGTCATAAAATTATAACAACTGGTGAAATTGTTACTATGTTAGAGTGTATGAAAGATAGTTATCAAAAACCAGCTACGTATGAGGTGCTATAGATGAATCAAAAAGATTGGATGGGAAAAAATGGATTCATTTGGTTCACAGGAATAATTCAAGATATTGATGATCCATTAAATTGTGGTCGCGCTCGCGTGCGATGTTTCGGTTGGCATTCCTCAGATTTTAATGAATTACCGGTTTCTGCTTTACCTTGGGCGCAAGTAATGATGCCTGTCACTTCTGCATCTACTAGTAGTGTTGGTAGATCGGGAACAGGATTGCTTAAAGGGTCTTTTGTTATTGGATTTTTTATGGATGGAGATCTGGCAATGCAACCAATTATCATGGGGTCTTTGCATGGAATTCCAGAGCTCGAAACAAACGCTTTTTCCGATCCAGACGGTGTATATCCTACTGATCCAGGATATCCAGATACACCCAATTTAGCATATAATGAATTTATTAATGATAAAATAACAAAAGATAAAGAAGCTAATAGGATTAAAGATGTTCCAACAGCATCAGGAACGAAATGGAGTGAACCATTACCAAGAAATGGAAAAGATCCAATATATCCTATGAATCATGTCACTCAAACTCAATCTGGTCATGCGATCGAAATTGATGACACTATAGAAAATGAAAGAATTCATATCTATCACAGAACTGGAACTTTTTGTGAGGTACAGGATACGGGTGATAGAGTAACAAAAATTATCGGTGATGATTATGAGATATGCGTTAAAGATAAGAATATTTTAATAACTGGAGTATGTAATGTTACAATTAAAGGCGATACTCGACTATTAATAGAAGGTAATCTTACACAAAAAGTTCTTAAAGATTATAATCTTACAGTGGATGGTGATATGAATATAGCAGTTGGTAAAAATTTCAAAGTCAAAGCTCCTAGAATAGATTTGAATTAACAATGAATATTCAGACGACGGGTGTTTTTAAAATACTGATAGGAAATGAGCTACACACATATACAAATTACGATGAAATTCCGAAAACATTTACAAATCTAATATCGTTCAAATTAGATTATTCGTCTGAGCCACATTCTGAAGAAGAACATACAATGATTGAAAAAAAAGCAAATCTAATTCATGAATTGATGGCAAGGGAAACTAATTAATGCCAGCCGCAACGAGAATCGGAGATGCAGATGTTACGCATTGTTCTACTCCTCATAGAATAGAAGGATCGCCTACAGTATATGTAAATAATATTCGTTGGAGTAGACAGGGTGATAAAAATGATGGACATTTATTGCCGGGCGCTCCATGTCCAACACATCAAGCGCCAATTACTATAGGATCTACAACTGTTTTTGTGAATGGAATGGGTGCTGGAAGAGTTGGTGATGCGATAACTGCATGCACAACAGTTGCTGCAGGATCAAATAATGTATTTGCTGGAGGATAGTATATGGCTTTTACTTTATCGGAAATAGCGATATAATAATACTTGAATCAAGGTTCGTATAGATTAAACCCTAAAATAGCTAATAAATACTGAATAACTAAGGATAATAATGCAACTCCGTCGATCAGATCAAATCGTTTATAGAGACTTTGATTTAAATATGAGAGCACATCCTGTTACAGGTAAACTCATAATTAGAAAAAATGACGATTCTATAAAACAGGCTCTTAAGAATTTAATCTTAACGAATCTATATGAACGACCATTTCGACCATCTTTTGGATCAAATATTGTTTACACGTTATTTGAAAATTATTCTTCAGAAACAGAATCACTTCTGAAGTCGTATATAGAAACGGCAATTAAAAATTATGAGCCACGGATAGAGTTATTACAAATCGATTTACTTGGTGATCCAGACTCACATAAATTGGATATCAGTATTCTTTTTAGAACAAAAATATTGACCGAACCAACTGAACTTATAATTTCGATAGATAGGATAAGATAATGCCAGCCAATACGACTATTTCTGTAACAGGTTTATCATTTGATACGATTCGCGCAAATCTTCGCGACTTTATCAAAGCTAAATCACAATTTGCAGACTTCGACTATGAAGATTCGGCTATAGGTTCAATTCTGGATCTTCTCGCATACAATACATATTATAATGCGTTCTATGCAAATATGGCTGCAAATGAAAGTTTTCTAGACTCTGCACAGTTATATGATAGCGTCGTTTCGCATGCAAAAACTCTTGGATATAGAGCAGTATCAGCGACGGGCGCAACTGCTAATGTAAGAATATCGTTTACTGATACTGCGACTCTTGCACAGCGTTCTTTAAATATTCTTAAAAATTCACAATTTACCGCAACTATCAATGGTGTCAGTTATATTTTCGTAACTCCAAAATCTTATACTATTTCCGCTAATAGCACCAATGGATTTAGAGGAAATATTGATATAATTGAAGGAGTTCCGTTAACTCATAGATTTCTTTTCAATACTGCCAATACGTCGTTTATTCTTCCTAACGAAAATGTAGATACATCAAGCATCACGATTACAGCTACAGTCGCAAGCAATACACAATCATTCATTCGTGCAGATGATATTTTTACAGTCAATTCTAGCTCTAAAGTTTATTATTTAGATGCAGATAAACAAAATTTATATAAAGTGTCGTTTGGAGATAACGTCTTAGGAATTAAACCAGATACGAATAGCACTGTCACGATAAATTATCGTGTATGTAATGGTCAAAGAGGAAATGGTGCAAATAATTTTACTGGTCCTGGATCTCTTGGTGGAAAGGCTAGCTATTCGATAGCTATCAACGAAAGAGCTTCTGGCGGCGCTGCTCAGGAATCTATAGAATCGGTTCGCTTCAATGCACCACGAGCATATCAAGTTCAAAATAGAGCAGTTTCTAGAAATGACTATTCATCAATTATTTTAAACTTGAATCCAGATTTATCTGCTGTCAGTTCATGGGGTGGTGAAGAAAACGATCCGCCAATATATGGAAAGGTGTTTGTTGCAGTTAAACCAGCGGTAGGAACTTTAATTTCTACAAATAGAAAAACGTCAATCGTTGAAAAATTAAAAGAATATAATGTTCAGTCTATAGATACTGTTATCGTAGATGCAGCATATCTATATGTAGCTCCAGCAGTAACAGTTCGTTATAATTCAAATGAAACTGAATTAACTGGAAGTGGTATTGGAGCTTTAGTTGCTCAAAAAATCATTGCGTATGAAGCGAGTAATCTAAATCTTTTTAATAAGAAATTTAGATTTTCAAGATTCCTAGAATATATATCTGATGCAGATCCTTCCATTGTTTCAGCCACATCTACAATAAACATTCAACGAAAATTTGCACCATCTGTTACTCTAAAAGATGATTATATTTTAACGTATAATCAAGAGCTTCGTAGATTGGGTGATACGAAATTAACAGGTATGTCATACGATCATGTTATGACCGGTTATATATCCTCATCATCGTTTACATACAAAGATCAAATTTGTTTTTTTGATGATGATGGATATGGAACTCTTAGAGCATATTATCTAGATGGCCCTGTGCGAAATTATATTAATTCTACTATAGGAACGATAGATTATATAACTGGCGTCATATACATTAATAGTTTTCTTCCGTCAGCTATATCCGGCGACATTAAGATTAATGCGCGCCCGCTATACGAAGACGTTACACCGATTAGAAATCAAATATTACTAATCACTGATGCTACAATACGTGTCATTAATGATAATTCTAATAAATTAGAGTCGACGATTTCTTCTGTGAATACTATTGGTTCAACTACATCATTGAGTGCAGTAACATCTGCATCTGTCAGTCTAGCGACATACTGATATGGCTATATCCGGAGCAAACGAAGTCTATAAGAAGGTATCTCCTCTTATAGAACAACAATTTCCAGAATATATTAGAGAGAATGGTCCACGATTTGTCGCTTTCATGGAAGCGTATTATGAATACATGGAACAGACTGGAAAAGCAGGCCATGCAATAAGAACACTAAATGATAATCAAGATATAGATAGAACTGTTGTAGAATTCGTAGAATATTTCAGACGTGAATTTGCATTAAGTATACCAAAATCCGCTCTTGCAGATAAACGACTCATTGTAAAACATATTAGAGAATTTTATCGCTCGCGCGGATCACAAAAATCATTTAAATTTTTATTCCACATTCTTTTTGGATCTGAAGTAAATTTTTATTACCCGGGTGAGGATATTCTCCGCGCATCCGATGGAAGATGGATCAGAGAAACAGTATTGACTGTTGAAAAACAGTCTGGCGATATAAATTTACTAGATGGACGAATTGTAACAGGACAGACGTCTGGGGCGATTGGTCGTATTCAAAACATAACGACTATACTTAATTTAGGTGTAGAAGTTTTCAAATTAACGATAGAAAGTGTTACTGGTAACTTCGTCGATAAAGAATTAGTTACTGATGGTTTTGGAAATATAGTTAGAGTAAAAGCTGATATTGGTGGTATTGTTACACAAACAATATCAGATGGTGGTGTGTTTAATCTTCGTGATGACTCTTTAGAATTAGTAGGACAAACAAGTGGATCTGTTGCCCAAGCAAAAGTAACTAAAATTGAAAATTCTACAGCACTTACATTTACAATTAGTAAAGGTGGGAGTGGATACAGAACTGGAATTAATTCGGTATTTGATATCGGATCATCTGGACCAGGATCATTAACGCCGTCTCTTTCTGTAGTTTCTCTTTCAAACACTTCACAGATTTCTATATTTACTGATCTAATTAATAGTGTTAAAAATGTTGTGTTGAATGGAAATTTACCTGCTTCCAATGTAGGTCTTACTTTTTCTTCTTTAGGATCTAATTCGACAACATTGAGTTCGAATCTAGCATCTGCTACAATATATAGCATCATTGGCGCTAAATTAGCACAAGGTAGTGTGTTGGTCGGATCCATTAATGCAATTTCTATTCTATCGCCCGGAAGAAATTATGCTAGCATACCAACAGTCACTGTTATTGATCAAGACGTAGCTTCTCAAAATATAGTCGGACAGAATGGAAAATTTAGCGGGAAAGATGCAGTCATTGTTCCAAATTTTGCGCCCGGAGCAATAACAGAAATTGAAGTCACGGAGCAAGAAGAAGATTCAGACTTTATTTTAGGCGAGACTGTTGATATAACGAATACAAGAACTGCAGTATCTGACACAATAACTCTAGATACTTCTACTGTCGGAATACCAAGACATATATTATCTACAGTCAAAAATGGAACAAGTTCAGTTCTTACTGTTACTGGTATTCAGAAACTTGCAGGTCGTTATCTGGGA